CACCCGATGTAGTCCAAGGGTCTGAAAATGCCATTGCGTTCATCTTTTGGCGTAATTGGTTTGTGAATACTAATGTAATCTTTTGTCTACCAATCACATTTGTGATTTTACGCATTGCCTTTGAAATGATGATTGCCTTATCAGTTGCGTAACCATCCTTATCGTAATCAGCTTCCAGCTCTCTCTTTGTAGATGCTGCTGCTACTGAATCAACTACGATAGTTACTAACTTATCCTTATCACCTTTTCGTACTTGCTCAATGATTGTATCAATTGTTTCAAATATATCCTCTACGGTATCTGCCGTAATATATAATAATTTGGATACATCTACACCAATTGCATCAAAGAACTCTCTACTTACCGCAGTTTCGGTATCAATCAATACTGCAACACCACCTTGCTTTTGCGTTTCCGCTAACACGTGTGCTGATAATAATGATTTACCACTCTGCTCTAATCCCGTAATTTCCGTAATTCTACCAATTGGAAAACCTCCAAATGGTCTATTGGAAACTGCAACATCCAACATAGTTGCCCCAGAGGACACCCACCCCGTTATGTTGGTGGGTGCATCCTCCGAGTCATCATCTAAAAAGAAAGCAACCTTTTGGTCTTTGTATTTCTTATTTAGATTATCGGCAATTTGTTGTGCTAAATCTGCTTGAACTTTTGCCATTGTAACTCCTTTTTATTTTATGAATTGAATAAATCTTCAAATGCCGATGCTACATCAACCTTTGTAGAAGCAGGTTTTTCTTCTGCTACATCCCAAGGTAACTCTGTAATTGGCTCTGCTGATTTAGGTACTGAAACAGGTTGAGGTGCTACTTGCTCTTGAACCGATTGTGGTTTAGGTGCTAATGTTTCAGATGCAACCGATGGTGCAGGTGATTCTTCATCCTCATGTTGTGCAGTTGGGTTTAACCAATTTTCCAAAACACCTTTTAATTCAGCGTAAGATAACTCACTATAAATGTCAGTAATTTCTGTCTGCTCATTTAATAATTTGTTTTCTAACTCTGGGTTTTCAGTTAGTTTTGTTACATTTGGTTTTACTCTGATACGAGTCTCTGGATATGTTTTACCAGCTTCTTCTACGATTTCGATTACCACATCACGACCTTCGTTCTCATCGGTAATATCACCATAATCAGGGTCTGCAATGATTGCAAGAATCTCTTGATATACAGTTTTACCAAATCCCCAAAACTTAACTCCTTCGCTTTCTTGTCCACGAATAACCACAGGTGCGAATGTACGCAATTTAGGCTCCATCTTCTTACCTGCTTTCCAATTTTCAGTATCACCTAATCGTTTTAACTTTTCGGCAAACTCTAAAATCGGGTCAGGTCTTCCAAAAGAAGCTGGTGATAAATAAGTTTTGTTGTTAATGTTGTAATGAAATAAAAGTTCAATAAAAGGATTTTGTTTGTTGAACTTATAAGGAACTATGCGTAATACATATTTTCCTGGTTTTGGTTTCCAAAGAGCATCTGTCTTTTTGGATGTGTTTTGCAACGAATTGAGACGCTGCTTGATTGCACTAATGTCCATAATGTACGTTTTTTGTTTTTAAGTTTTATTTATTTTAGATTTTAAGATTATCGCGATAAATCTTACACGTATAAATATCGGATTCTTAAAATATTGAAACAAAGATACGAATATTTTTTCGTATCTCCAAAATTAATTGAGGATAATTTTATTTGTTTTAATTAACTCAATTAAATCTTCATGAGAATATGCAAGTGTTTCTGCATAGTTTATATCATTATCGTATTTCATAAACCAATTTGCCAATTTATTATCTAAATCGTATTCTTCATTTTCACGTTTATATACTGATTTATCAATTATCCCATTACCAGTTGCAACTAAAAACCAACTATAATCTTCAAATTGTGTAAACATATTATCAGTATCCATAGTATTTGGTGTTCTCCGTTTCCAACTATCTAATCTACGTTTCATTTTTGGAGATAAAGTAGTTGTTTTTTGGTAATCTTTCCAAAAATCAGTATCATTTCTATCGGTAAAATAATGAAATTGTAAAAAATCAGTTGTTGTTTCACAAGTATCTGAAATTAATGTGTTGTAATCATACATTTCATCTTCGTGCATATTGTGAATGTGGTCAGATGATAAATTCCGTAATTGTGTTATTATTAACCAAATAGATGTTGCTTCAATTGGTTCGGTAAAAGTAGAACTTAATCCAATTGCTATACAATTTTTAACCCAAGATGTAACATATCTTCCAGCATCGAATGGTATAACTTTATTGATTTTTATTTCCTGTCCTACCATTTCTTCAACCTCTTTCTTTGCTTCTTCTACACTAATATATTTATCATCGAATACATACCCACATCCCCATCTATTTTGTAAAGGTATTTGCCACATCCAACCATATTTCATTGCTACTGCTTTAGTATATGGCGGTAAAGTATCTGATTTTGGTAAAAAGAATGGTATTGCTTTACTTACTTTTAATTTATCCTGATACGATTTCCATTCTACACCAAAATGTTTTCCAATAAACAAACGATTGAATCCCGTACAATCAAATACAAAATCGGTTTTTATTTCAATATTATCACATTTAATTACACCAATACCACCATTTTCATTAGATATAATATCAGTTATTTTACCTTCTATTCTTTTTATACCACGTTCTTCGGCTTTCATTCTTAAAAATTTAGCCAATAAACTTGCATCAAAATGATAGCTATAATTTGAAACAAAACTTACATTTCCATTTTCTTTTATAAATGGGGATTTATTTCCATACGCCAATTTGGAAACCAAATTAACATCACCAATTGTTTCTTCGTTTGCAATAGCATTTATATATGCGTATTGTTGTCCATTATCTGGCAATCCAGCTACTAATGTATTTTTTGATGGTGTAAAATTATAAGGACTTAAATTAGAATCTGAAACTTTAAAGTTGTGCATATATTTTTTACCATCACCTCTCCAATTTTCAAAACTAATACCCATTTTAAAAGTAGCATTTGTATATTGTATCAGTTCATTTTCACTAATACCCAATGCATATAATATCCAAGGTAGTTGTGGAGTAGAACCTTCACCTGCTCCCAATATACCAATATCTTCACTTTCTACAAGTGTTATATTATCTTTTGGGCATATGAGTTGTGCATATAATGCAGTCAACCATCCAGCAGTTCCACCACCAGCTACTACTATTTCCATTATTTACCCCATTTTTTGTTTTGTACAATCTGTGCAATGATGCCATATACTGAAAGGTCTTGGTATGTATCTGTTAAAGATTCACCTACATTATCTTGTGCACCAATAATAATCATTTGCTTCAATCTATTGATTTTATCATTGATACGAAACCATAATCCAGTAAGAGATAGTTTTATATCACCATCACTTCTACATTCAGTTCCTACTGAAATGTTACCTGGTCCGTAGTTTGATTGTTTGCGGCAGAATAGTTCGTATTGTTCTACCATAATGCGTTTGTATTCTGCAGTAGTTTCTGGATAGTCTTTTTCCGCTTGAGCCACTATTTGTGGGTCTGTGTAATCGTTCTGTAACATATTTTATTTTGGTTTTAATTAATTTGCAATCCTTCAATCTCAATCACATCAAATACTCTCGTTGTTATTTTTCTAACTCCTTCCGCATTTGTAAGTAATATACAATTTCTATACTCTTCCCAATCTACCTCATACTTTTCATCCAACATACCACCCGTCTTTTCCATTATTAATTGGTTTAGAGCGTTGATTGTATATAAGGTATTGGTTTGTTTTTTTCTATGTACTAAAATAGTCTTTAATTCGCTTTCTGGATGCTGTCCTTCCACAACTACATTATAAGTTACAAACAAATCGTTAGGGACGTTTTTGTTCTGCAATACATAAATGTAGTTATATGCTAATTTATAACTTTTTTTTATAAAATCCAAATTATTCTCAATATCTTTTTTAGTTGAGAATGTACATAGTAACTGCGTCTTTATCATATCTTAATTTTATACTCCCTATAAGTATAATAAAAACAGATTATTGTTTAAGAAATGTATTTAATTCAGTTTCTTTTGGTATTGTCTTTCCAATTGGTTCTAAATTATCTATACCATCATAATGTTTGTTTGAACCAACTGCACGAGTTCTACTATTTAAACCCAATACATTTTTACTCAAATCAATACATCTTTCTCTGTAATCTTTTATTTGTTGATTATTTTCATTTGCAGTTTGTATTGCAACATTTGCATCTTGTTTTCTAATAACACCAATTTTAGGAACTGGATTACCCTCTGTGTAATGTATAGCAGCAGTATCTCCCGTTGCAGTTATTTCTATATTACTTCTTAATACACTATCACCAATTACATATGCCATCGTATTGTGTAAATCATATAATGTATATTTCCCACCCCCTTTACGAACATCATTTAGTAATGTAGATTTAATAAATTCTTTTGTATTTGATAATTCATCTTTATCTACTATTTGATTTGGGTTTCCTTTTGATGGTTTTTGTAAATTAGTAAAAAATTTATCATT